GTAAGAAACCGGGTTTACCCGAGGTCAAGAGTATTGGTACTCTCTTGATCCAACCTCCCAGCCTACCGGGATTAGTAGTATACTACTAATCTAGAAAGGCGAGGTTAGCTCAAAAACCGATTGATTAGTCGACATTAGATGTCACCCAATCAAGACTAATAATATTAGGCGTAATATAATTACGTTTAAGATTATCAATGATTAAATCATCAGTTGTACTCACTTCAATTGCGGAAGCAAGAAGACTTACAGTACTTGATGATAACTCATAATTATTGAGGGTTTTGTTGTTTTTGTTCGAACCACGTTTTTCTTCATCCTTTTGAAGGTCTTTCATGAGGGTGGCTCTAGCTCTTGATAATTTTGATTTGTAATTTACTTTAGTTGGTAAACCAACTAAAAGTTCTGACAAATCAGAGATATTATCAAGAGTCTTAGCCATTTTATTGAAAGAAGTCTCAGGGATAGGGTAGGTTTCACCAATTAATTCATTAAATCGGATTAATTCTTGATTTAATTGTCTATTAATAGACCTTAAAGCAAGAACTCTTCCTTTAGAATGAATTAACGAGCTAACTTTTCCTTCTTCGATTGGAGAAATTGCGCGATTCATATCAAATATGTTATCGTACTTTTCTTCAATAGAAGAAAGTATGCGCTTTTTGAATTTATTAAGTAAATACTTTTGTATATCTTCTACAGATATATCTGTAGATTTATACCAACAGTATTTTTGTAAATTCAGGAAGGTCTCCGCGGATTTATCGAACCCGACCGTAAAAGGTCGGGCCGGTAATGGCGGAAACAGAGCATACTCCATGGCGAGTCTTGGATGATATCCAAGATCAGCGATGAGCTCAAAAGTATTAAACCCTGGATCTATAAGTACTCCTCTATCATGAAGATCGTTGAGAAGGGAAATGAAATTCTCTGGGGAATCCAAATAAGCTTTAAGCGTATTTGGACTACCAGGAGTAATTTCATAACCATTAACAACGACTCTTTTGGCTATCTCTACGACCTTATTGGGAATACCGTATTCTAGGTTGTTTTCTCCCGTTAGGGTTACACTTGTGTAACCTTTAATTGGATTAACACTAACACCTAATATCTTATCCATTATAATGGAATAAATCTTAGTACTGTTAGTACCTAATAATGCGATATCATCACCAATAATACCGTAGGGAGGCAGTCCACTATTCCATACAGATTTTTCGTATGTTAAACATACTGAAGCAATTATATGGTGAGTTACTGCTAACATAGCCCATGATGATAAGGCTCCCATTGGTTGACCACAACCGTACTTAACAAAATGTTGGGAATCAGGTACCCTAAAATCTCTATTGGTCATGATTTCTAACCATGATTTAGAGAGATCTTCTCCTACAATCTCTTTCAGAATAAGATATTGTAAACCACTAGGTAATCTGTCAGTTGCTGAACTTAAGTCCATACTAGAGTAATCTAGTTTGGGATTAAATTCATCAATTGTCCAGATACTTAATAGTTTAGATATCTTAGAATGATCGAATGTTCCATCTTCCGGTATTTCAGATAAAATCTGAAATAAAAGAGTGTGCAACCCTTGTAGGGCTGATTGGGTAAACCAATCCACTATAGCAAAGAATCTAGTCTTACCGCCGGTTTCAAATTTAATTGATAACTTGGAAGTAATAAACTCATCTTCGCTAAGATTGGTATCTTCAACATATTCATAAGAAACCAAGTCTAAATAGATCATTATTCGGCGAAGAACTTTGTTCTTCGTTCGATAAGTATAATCCTTTAAGGTTTTCCAAAGAGTTGTTTTCTTTAGCGAAATCATATCTGATATGATCGAGTTAATAGAAAGGCCATTTGGTCCCTTTTTAGGAGTTATATATAAACTATTTAGCTTTGATAGCTTTCGAATTCTTTGTTTAAGTCGGTTCTTCGGGAAGAAACTCTCGATTACTCTATTGAAACGATTGCTTAAATCTATTGCGAAATCTTCTCCAAATTCATCTTTAGATAATTTGTAGAATATTTCCCCAATGGATGAGGAATCGTTCCAGTCGATAGATCGATGGAATTTCTCAGTAATGGTTTCCAGAGATGGCTTTTCACCTTCTACTAGTGCAAGTTTATAAATTTGCAATAAGTAAAGGGCGGCTCTCCTCTCATTAAGACTACCTGTTAGTAGAGGAATTAAATCTTTCACTAAAAGTGGAAGACCAAATTTTCCTACTTTACAAAATCTGAATTCAGGAAAAGAGTGTCCTACACTAAAACGTAAGCATGAACCGTAAAGATCTTTCAAGAACTTTACAGTCCAAATCTCACCTTTATGAAGAACACTCTTCTCCCAAAATTCGATGTAGTTAATAATAAAAACCCGACTGATTTCCCGGTCAACGTTAAAGACCGTTTGGACGAAGAAAGGAAGTCTAGACACAGTATTTTTAGTAGATTTGGATCTAAAATGATGCAGCCATCTATTTTTCATTTTGAATTTAGATGGTGGTATATTTAGATTAAATCTATTACTAAGACTGGATCTAGACTTAAAAGGTTTTCGTTTATTTTTAGAAAAATTGGAACGAGTCAATTAGATTTCGTTTCGTTCTTCCTCAATTTCAGAATTATTAACTTCTATAAGATTACCATCTTGTAAAATATAAAATTTATCATTTAATTGATAAACTTTCTCTTTTACAAGTTTGTCATCTTGAGAAGAAACTTTACGACGATTTTCAACCATTCTGGTTGCAATCGAATTGCGTAAAATTTTTAATTCTTTAGTTAAGGAAGGAAGCGTAACTGATTGTAGAGATTTAACTCTGTCGAACGTGGGTTTTAATCCAGCGACAGGGAAATCCCCTAGGTCAGTAGATCGAGATAAATCTTTTAAAGATTTAGCTATATCGTCTAATTCACGCTCCAATTTGCTAAAGCGAGCCTCCGGACCAACTCCAGACGACTCAGGTTGATTAATTCTTAATCTAGACATAAATGTTGAGTGAGAATTTATTTTTACTCCATTATTACAGTAAACTATAATAATAGTTTGTGCATTATGTGCACCTCATTAAGATCGATCATTAACCAGCCTGTTATAAACAGGTTAGGGGCTTGACCTTATTTGGAGTACTTACCGATTCCCGGGTACTTAATAAAATACCTTTTAGGAAGAAGGTGTTTTCCTTACGATATAATCGTATTGTTTACCTAGCATATATGCTG